GAAGGGATGGTCGAACGGAATAAAAGCCTGGAAGAAACATTCCACTCGGTGCGCAGTGAGCATCGTGCATTGGGCCTGCACATCGCGGCCGGCAAACAGCGACTGATCGAACTGCAAGCCGAGGCGGCCTCCCTGCGCAATGCTTTTGACGGGGTCCCGGCTAAAGCTCAGGAACTGTCGGATCTGACTGCACTCATTTCCATGCTGGACAAGCGCGTTGGTGACCTTCTGGCATCGCAGCAGAACGCCTATCAAACACTCCCAGCGATCAGAATGGTGCAAGCCAACAACCTGGCCTTGGTCGACAAGTTTCACTCGATTCGATCGGTAACGATTCCTGCTTGGAAGCGCGGCTTTATGATGTCGCTGGCGCTTAATGAGCAGCGCAACGCCGTGGAGCTGGCTCGCAACATCGATGACACAACTAATGACTTGCTCAAAGCGAATGCAAAGCTGTTGTACCAAAACTCGGTCGATACCGCCCGGGCGAATCAGCGTAGCGTCATTGACGTGGGGACGTTGGAGGAAATTCAAGCCACATTGATTAAGACGCTGGAAGACACCGCTCAGGTTCATCGCGAAGGCGTTCAGTTACGCAAGAATGCAGAAAAGAGAATTCTGTCCATGCGCGGCAATCTTGATCGCCGCTTGATTCAAAGCAACCAACAGGAGGCTTTGCACTGATATGGACATCAAAAAAATGCCCCTGGTCGACGACCTGGCTCAAAGCATTGATGCCGTCATGGACCAACTGCCGGTCCAGACCGCTAAAGATCTCTCCGGAATGATGGAGCGCAGCGCCAAGTTCAACAAGCTCAGTCGGATCGGCATTCTCGCGATGGGTGTCACGGCCGTGGTGTCACTTATCCTTTCCGGTCTCGGCCATTATTTTGCCCCCTCAACTGGTATCGCGGAGTTCGATGCGCCCCGGGTGCTGATTGAAAGCTTCTCCAGTTCCTGGCAAACGGGGGGCGGGGGGGGAGGAATGGCTCTATTCGATAACGTGGATAGTGCCCTTGCCGATTTATTAGGTGGGCCTGTGATGAAATTTATGTTGCTCGTGGGCATGATCGTAGGCTTGGGGGCGGCGCTTGTTCGGCAAACATTTGCTCCATTAATGGCAGTAATTATGTTGGGGGTGACTACCCAGGTGCTTGGGCCGGTGTTGAACCTCGTATCCCCACAACACGATTCGCAAGCTAGCCGTGTGCCTAGCCCCAGGGAGCAGTTTGAAATTGCCATCAGGAAGCAAGACTCTGCGACCTTGCGAACTTTCCTGACCGGTAGTTCACCAGCTGTTACCTATCTCAAGGCGCAGTTGGCGATCAAGGACGGAGACCTGAATTTACCCTCGGTTGGTGAGACCGCTAAAGGCATTGCCTTGGCCAATTTAGGTTTCGAGCCGAACAATCAGGTGGCCTATGCGATCGAGAGTGCGGCTGCGGTGAAGCACTTTTCGGGACCAGCCAAGGCGTACGCTGACCCTGCAAATGCGAAGGCTGAGTTGTTTTCTTCGTTGTCCCACTGGGTCGGCATCGTTACGTTGATGTTCGGTTTGCCGGGCATCGCGGTGCTACTTTTGCACATTGCCATTCAGCGCCGTATCCGCCGCATCGGCCGGTTGGGCGTCTACCTACTTGGGCAATGAACCCAGAACGCTTGGCTCGTGGCCAGTAATCAGTAGGATCTGGCAGCGCGAGCCAAGGGGTTGTTAGGGTGGTAATCTTTCGCCGGCCTGGCTTGTCGCCGGCCGGGTTTTGCTTTCTACATGTCCTGTCGCGCTCTCAACTTCGCAAGGCCAAGCGCTTGAACGACCAACTGCACGTCTCAGCAGATACTCCGATGCCACCTGAAAGGGAGCCCCCTTGTTCAGTCGAAGCTGAGCAGGCAATTATTGGTGGGCTGCTCCTAGACAATAGCGCGTGGAGCCGGGTTTCAGATCTTGTAAGGGAAAATGACTTTTACCGTGACGAGCACCGGGTAATCTTTAAAGCCCTGAGCAAACTGGCAGACAATGGCCGCGCCTTTGATGTCGTGACGCTCCAGGATGTGCTCGCTACTGATGGGGACCTCGAAGGCGCTGGCGGCTCGGCGTACCTGTCTGAGCTATTTCAGAACACTCCCTCTGTCGCCAACATTTCCACTTATGCCCGAATTGTCAGTGAGCGTGCGAGCCTGCGTCATATCGTTGGCATCAGCGACACTATTCAGCAGAAGGCTTTGCACCCAAACGGCAAAGCGGCGGACGAGTTAGTTCACGAGGCAGAGCAGCTGATCCTGTCCGTAGCCAGCAACCGGCCGAAGGCGGGTGGTCCGGTCGAGTTGAATCAGCTGCTTAGCAAAGCACTCAGCAAGATTGAAGCATTGCAGGAGTCGGGCGGTGAGGCCGGTGGCCTGTCCACCAGCTTTCACGATCTGGATAAGAAGCTCAATTACCTGCGGCCGGCGGATTTGATCATCGTCGCCGGCCGGCCCTCCATGGGCAAAACGACCTTCGCCATGAACCTGGTCGAGAACGCCGTACTGCATTCGGACAAGGTCGTCCTGGTCTATTCCCTGGAAATGCCCGGCGAAGCTTTGATCTCGCGGATGTTGTCCTCGATCGGCAGCATTGACCACACCCGGGTCCGGTCAGGTCAGCTTTTGCCCGACGATTGGCCGAAACTGACCCGCGCCGCCAACCTGATCAACCAAGATGGCCGGTTTTTCATCGACGATACGGCCGGACTGAGCCCGTCGGAGATGCGCTTCCGAACCCGCCGGGTGCAACGTGCCCATGGCGACATCGGTCTGATCATGGTCGATTACTTGCAACTGATGCAGATCCCAGGATCAACCGGGAAAAACCGCAACAACGAGATTTCCGAAATATCGCGCTCACTCAAGGCGCTCGCCAAAGAATTCAATTGCCCGGTGGTGGCCTTGTCGCAGCTGAACCGGAGCGTCGAGCAGCGGGCCAACAAACGGCCGGTCAACTCCGACTTGCGGGAGTCCGGAGCGATTGAGCAGGACGCCGACGTGATCCTGTTCGCGTATCGCGATGAGGTCTACCACCCTGATTCGAAGTTTCAGGGGACTGCTGAAATCATCATTGGCAAGCAGCGTGAAGGCCCGGTTGGGTTTGTACGCCTGGGCTTCGTTGGCCGATTTACGCGCTTTGAAAACCTAGTGCCCGGCACTCACGATTTCACAGATGAAGAAATGGGCGTCGAGCAGATCGATCCCAATCCGCGGCTGGGCCGCATTGGCGCCCAACAGCTCGCTACAGCTGTGAAAGTGAAAAAAGAAGGGGCTCGCCAGCCCGCTGGTCGTAACAGGCCCCGTCGCCCTCCGTAGGGAGCTGGCGCTATTCCCTTGTTCCCCCATCCACTGCGCCCCCGGCTTTTGTCGGAACAACAAGATGGTTTTTCCAATGAATGACATCTCCAACCCTGAGCAATACGATCTGCAAACCGCTTCGCTGAAGGTGCCGCCGCATTCCATCGAAGCCGAACAGGCTGTGCTCGGCGGCCTGATGCTGGACAACAACGCCTGGGAGCGCGTGCTCGATCAAGTCTCCGACGGCGATTTCTACCGGCATGACCACCGCCTGATTTTCCGGGCAATCGCCAAGCTGGCCGACCAGAATTCGCCGATCGACGTCGTGACGCTGGCCGAGCAGCTGGACAAAGAAGGGCAGACCTCGCAGGTGGGTGGCCTCGGTTACCTGGGCGAGCTGGCGAAAAATACGCCGTCGGTTGCCAACATCAAGGCCTATGCGCAGATCGTTCGTGAGCGGGCAACCCTGCGTCAGCTGATCGGCATCAGTACCGAAATCGCCGACAGCGCCTTCAATCCCGAAGGGCGCACGGCGGAAGAGATCCTCGACGAAGCTGAGCGGCAGATCTTCCAGATTGCCGAGGCCCGACCCAAGACCGGCGGGCCGGTGGGCGTGAACGAGCTGCTGACTAAGGCCATCGACCGCATCGACACCCTGTTCAACACCGACAACGCCATCACCGGCCTGTCCACCGGTTACACCGACCTCGACGAGAAGACCAGCGGATTGCAACCCTCCGACTTGATCATTGTCGCCGGCCGTCCGTCCATGGGTAAAACCACCTTTGCGATGAACCTAGTGGAAAACGCCGTGCTGCGCAGCGAAAAGGCTGTGCTGGTGTATTCCCTCGAGATGCCAGGCGAATCGCTGATCATGCGTATGTTGTCGTCGCTGGGTCGCATTGACCAGACCAAGGTCCGTTCTGGCCAGCTGGAGGATGACGACTGGCCGCGGCTGACGTCGGCGGTGAACCTGCTGAATAACCGCAAGCTGTTCATCGACGATACCGCCGGCATCAGCCCGTCGGAGATGCGCGCACGGACCCGGCGCCTGGTTCGTGAGCACGGCGAAATCGGCCTGATCATGATCGACTATCTTCAGCTGATGCAGATCCCCGGTTCAAGCGGTGACAGCCGAACCAACGAGATTTCCGAGATCTCTCGATCGTTGAAGGCGCTGGCCAAGGAATTCAACTGCCCGGTGGTGGCGCTTTCGCAGCTCAATCGTTCCCTGGAACAGCGCCCCAACAAGCGCCCGGTGAACTCCGACTTGCGTGAATCCGGAGCGATCGAGCAAGACGCCGACGTGATCATGTTCGTCTACCGCGACGAGGTGTATCACCCGGAGACCGAGCACAAGGGCATTGCCGAAATCATCATCGGTAAGCAGCGGAACGGGCCGATCGGCTTTATCCGCCTGGCGTTCATCGGTAAGTACACTCGGTTCGAGAACCTGGCGCCGGGAAGCTACAACTTTGATGATGACGAGTAGAAAATCCAGCGCACTGACGCCGTGAGGTCTGTTGCCTTACAGCGCCCCTCAGCGAATTGCTTGGGAGATGGCTTTAGCAATGCGCGGATCGCTGATGTAACCGATGATCGAATGGGGATCCTCATAACCGTTTTCGATAT